GGCGACATTGTGGGTTTTGTTTTCAATCCTATGGGTGCATTTGATGTTCCCACACCAGGCAATGTTCCTGCGGACCAATCAGCACAAGGTGTTACCATTACAAAGAACGGGACCAATGTTGCTATTCCTGTTGTATATGGATTTAGAAGAGTTGGTGGTAGTCTTATATTTGCAGAAACAAAAGGCGATAGAAACGAATACCTAATTGCCTGTATTGCAGTATGTGAAGGTGAAATTGAAGGCATCAATAGAATACTTGTAGATGATATTGAATTGCCATTGCCAAGCAGTTTTGGCACTACTGGTGCAAGTCAAACCTATGTGCATGGACAACGCTATCAAATTAAAGCAGGTAGATTTAAGAATCTAATTGAAATGCAGGTTTACAATGGTCTGGAAGTAAACAGTCCAACAAATTCAGAAATACTGTCAGGTGATTATTCACCAGGTGGCGATACTTCTTGGACATTGAAAACAAGAAAACTACCAGGTGTTGCTTATGTGGCATTTCAATTCAAATATCCTAAGATCACAGAAGACAATCAAGATTCATTTCCTTGGCAAGGTGGTATGCCTAAGGTGCAGTTTGATGTGTTGGGCAAAAAGGTATATGATGTATCAGCACACACAATTGGCAGTGATACCCTAAGTGCAAACTATGACAGTTTGCCTAAACGCTATCATGGACAAACAACTACCAATAATCAGGGTAATCCAATAAGTGGTGTTGTAGGAACCAATCCTGCAAACTGTTTATTAGACTATCTTATGAATCCAAGATACGGGTGTGGTATACCCAAAGAACAAATCAACGCAGAAGCATTTCGTAATGTGGCGCAGAAGTGTAAAGCACAAATGAACTACTACACAGACAATGGTAGACAGTATCAAGGACCTGTGCTTACAATGAACCAAGTAATTGACACCAATATAAAACTGTTAGACAATGTTAAATTATTGGTTGCAGGTAGCAGAGGCATTATGCCATACACAAGCGGACGCTACAAATTAAAAATGGAAGACGGTGGCACTCGTTTTGATGATCCTGCAGAAACAGATGTGCAGATTGCATTTGCAGTAGACAAGGATTATATTGTTGGTGGTGTTACACTTGATGGTGAGCGTAAGAACACAAAATTAAATGAAGTAATTGTAAACTGGATTGATCCTGATAAAGAATTTACAAACCAACAGATTGTTTACAGTGAAAGTGGTGATCAAAGCACAGACAATGACGAAAAATTGTCAAAAGAATTTACATTTCACAGCATTACAAATCATTCACAAGCAGAAACAACTGCAAGACAGATTTACAAAAAGTCTCGTAATCAAAAGTCAATACAGTTTACAGGCACACAAGAATTATTGAATGTAGAAGTAGGTGATGTTATTACACTTACAGATAGTGTGTTAGGATTCACAGACAAACAGTTTAGAGTAGCGGCAATGAAATTGAATGCAGACTTTAGTGTGGATATTTCAGCAGTAGAACACGATGCAACCGTGTATTCTTTTATTGAAGGCACACCATACATTGTAGCACCACCAATCTACAAACCAGATGAGATAAGTTTAAGACCAAGACTTAAAACAACACCTGATGAACCAATTGGCATTGTGCCACCTGTGTCACCAGAACCTGATTCAGCAGACAATGGGCAAATACAAAACCCATTACCAGAACCACCTGAAGATGAAACACTAACCATTAGCAATTTTGATGCACAACCAACAGTAGACTTTAGACAAATTAAAACTATAGGTGATGATTATGCACTTTCATGGCAAGATCTAAGGGTTGACCTAAGCGGCGACAGAGGTGTTGTGTTATTAAGCGATTTTTATCCTGCGACACATTCATTTGTAACCATAGACGGCAACAGTGTAATTGACAGTGCAAGTAGAAAAGCAGGAGAATTTATACTACAGAGAAATACCACTCGTGCATACAATGATAGTGTTGCAGATTTTCAATTTGCAATTATTCAACCATTGCACAATAACATTCGTGAATTAAGAATTAAAAAACTTGACACACAAGGTAATTTCTTAGACAGTTATGATGTGCCTGTAAGAGCAGGACAGATTGTTAGTTTAGACAGTGTGCAAGGACGCACGAATGTTGAAAATGTGCAGGTAAGATGGGTTGAAAATCGCAATGGTGTAGAAATAGAACATCTTGATGGTAGTAACATGGGTGCCAATGTCACATACAGAGACAGTGCATTAGGTAAGAATGTAACTGCTAACAATATTGAAGCATATCTAAACTATGCACTGCAAAATATAGATGCATATGTTTTAGGCAACAGTGCTATCATTAGAGGATTGGATCCAGGTCCAATCTTTCCAATGGACTTAGGAGCATAACATGGCGGGTAATGGATTTTTCAAAGAAGGAAGATATCAACCATACAGTGTAGAAACTTGGGCAGACCTAACAGGTGGTTGGGATACCTACAACGACACATGGAATCTAACACCAAGTTTACCTCTTGAATTTACATCACCTGTTTTTGATTTAGGCAAAATAGATTATGTTGCTTATTTGCTTAATTGGTCAGGCGTAGGCACAAGTCAAACCACAACTGTATACTATGGCAACACTGTGGACAGTGCAGGTGGTTCAATTGATTCGCCTACTACAATTACAGGCAGTCCAGGTGATACACTATCGCCTGTTAGAGGTAGATATTTTCAGTTTAAGGTTAGTGTAGATTATGATGACAGTGCTGGCGAAGAAAGACCATTTATAAATGCCATTACTGCAAATCTAAGAACAGACAAAAGACAGGTTACAAAATCAGACATAAATTCAAGCACACTTGGTGGTAGTGTTGGTGAAAGACAATTAACCATTGAAGAAAACATACAAACAATAACTTCTATTGTAACACAACCACACTATTCAAGCACAACATACATGGCAACTGGTTATGTTGATACAGATTATGTAGAAACAGGGGCGGCACCAAAACCATCAATCCTTGTTGACAAGACAACATCACCAATTACATTAAATATATTTGATTTAGATACATTTGGCAAAACAAAAAGAATTGACTGTGTATTTGATGCAGTAATTACAGGTATTGCACCATTGGTTGTTACACCAAATGGTAGCATACAGAGAGGATAAACTATGGCGTGGCCAACAGGAAAACCAGACACAACAAAATTTGATAGTCAAGACGATTCAATATCAGGTGCACAACCAGAACTTCAAACCATGTCCACAAGTGTTGGACAAATGGTTGACTTTCTGCAACCAAGTGGTATTGCAGATGGTCAAGTTTTAGTTTATGACAATGCTACTGATACTATGATACCTGGTAATGCTGGTGGTGGACAAAGTCATATATCAACTGTTTGGAGTGAATTTGATTTAGACAGTTCAGGCAATTTAGAAATTACACCAGACAACGCCAATAACAATTGGTATTACATCTATAACACATTATCCGCTAACTATACCATAAATTTAGACAATTATACTGCAAATACGGTGCATTATGTAGGAATAGACAATAAAGGAACTGTTGCTATACCTGGATTTATTTGGAAATACAAAGGCACAACCATAAACAATTCACCAGCAGGCGGTCCTATAAGTGGAAGTTGGATAATGTATGAAATAAGAATTTGGGACATAGGCGGAACAAGCAATTTAACTGGTCCAGGCACAGATCCATTAGATAGTGCTGGACAAACTGAATGGGTAATTAGAATTGAAGGATATAGTTCGCCTACACAATCAGATAGGATTATAATTAACCCGTAATGGTGTCTAAGACAGCGTATAAGCGTCATACAGCGTCATTTAACACCAGATACATAGCAAGAGAAGTAAATAGTATAAACAAGCAAATAAGACGCATTTAGGAGAAGAAATATGGCATGGGCCACAAGTTCAAATGTAATAACAACAAACTTAGACGCAGGAACTGATTCACCAGCGGCGGCAAGGCCAGACCTAAAAGCGGCGCTTGATGAATTGATTCTTGTAATTGATGGCAGAGGCACTGCAAATGGTGTAGCACCTCTAAACGCATCAACCAAAATTTCAGCAACTTATCTACCAGATGAGTTGAATAGTTCAGCACTAACAGACCTTACACTGGATCCAGCAACAGGCAAAGTCAAAATAGAAGAAATTCTAAATCTACAACCCCAAACAGTAGCACAATTGAACGGCAGAACAGATGGTGCCGCAGGTGATGTTGCATACTGTTCAGATGGCGGCGATGACTCAGCAGGCGTTGGATGTATTGCTGTATATGATGGCACAGATTGGCGTGCAATACAATTAGGAACTGTTTTATAATGACAAATCATTCAGAACTTGAAGCATACGCAAAATTAGACAAGCGAATGGCACTGCTTGAACAAA